ATTCTAGGAGTTTTTAAGAATAACCCTTCAGCAGATCTTTGAGGGGCCATATTTCTTTTGAAGGTTTTGATGATTTTTCTAATTTCTTCTGCTTCGCGAGCACTTCTGGGGGTAAATTTAAAATTAAAGGAAAAAGTTCTTAATGTGGGACCTGAAAATAAAAGTTCTAGGTTGGGATTGACTACTTGCCCTGTTGCTCTTCCTTGGACATTAGCACCCACTGCTTGTCCTGCAAAATAAGCAGCTAGGAATCTTTTAGTACCTTCATCTTTCACCATATCTTTTATATCATTCATTGCTGCACCAGCAGTTTGCGCTAGTTTTGCTGCATCCAGTCCAGCAGCACCTTGAATGGTTCCCATAGCAGCTCTCGCTCCTGCTGCTTGTAGAGCATTTAATTTATCACCGCCCCAATCCACTGAATTAGTTTCTGATAGGTTGGGTTGCATTGGGAGGATTATAGTTTCCAAAGGACTGTTATAAAGTCTCTGTGCTGAACTTCTTCCTATGCTGCTTGCTGATCTTAAATCTCCTCCACCTACTCCTGCAGCGACATATTCATAAGCAGTAATTTTAATAAAATCATATCCTAAATCAGGAATTTCCATAGGATATCTGTAGGTAGATCCTCTTGCTGCAACAGCACTACTTCTGAGAGGTCTATCAGAATCCCGTTGCATTCCTAATGCTGCTCCTACAAGACCCATGGGTCCAAAGACAGCACTATTAAATGAATCAAATCTGTTATTTCTATTACTGGGAGCTGCTAGGGTTGGAGTGGGTGAAGTTCCATCCTGATCATCATCAGTAGGCGGAGGTGTTCCTGTATTGGATAAAGATCTATAACCTGTTGAATTTTGTAGATCTGCTAATTGGGTTGAAGGTACGCTAGAGGCAGCAGCAGTGTCACTACTGGCAGCGGAGGAAGCTAGAGCTAAAGTATCTTGTTTAGTTCCTAAATTAAGCGCGCTTTGTTGAGATGTATAAGCACTTCCCCCAGTAAAGAATTCTGAATATAAGGAACTACTACCTATTGTTTGGGAGTTGCTAGATGCAGTATAACTATAGATTAATGTATCATCAGAGGATATATCATCTCCAGCAGTAGAATTTGGATCATTTACCAAATAAACTGAATAATTTCCTGTGAGGGTATTGGTACTAATTCTTAATCGTGCGTATCCAGGATCAACATTTCTTCTATAAGTACGAATGGAATCATAAGTTTGATCACTTACAGAAGGTTGCTGAGTCCATCCGCTGATATCTCTGTTGTGGTAACGCGTTTGTGGCATTATCTATTTTTTAGTTATTTATCTGAAAATTTTGATATGGAATAGAACGTAAGTCATTCATTTCAAGAGGATAGGCAGTATGGAGATATCCTACTACTTCTTCCCATGTATAATTTCTAAATGCTGGCCAGTGGAAGTTATATCCTCTAAATCCCCATTGAAAAAGACCCACACAAGCAATAAGAGGAAATTGGTCGTATCTAATACGAGGAGTTTTAGGGGCGTATATAAAGGTATAATATCTCCCTACATCTGGAACAACTTCAGTTTCTGTTAATATTTCTGTAACCGCCAACATTCTATCATCAGCATCATCTAGA